GCTGGCTTCTTCATCGTAAGCTAAAATTTGAAGGTCAGTTGGGTCAACAATTTCTACATTGTGAAGTTCTTCAAGCTCATATCCGTTTTGAACTTTTACAAAGATTTCGCCATTTACGGACTGCGCACGAGTAACAATACCCAGATAAACGCTGTGGGCTGGTTGTGCTGGTGGAGCTCCGAATACAAACTGACCTGCAGTAGATGACAACCAAACCGATTGTCCAGCAGTTGCGGAGTTAGTGTTTAGTCCCGCGAGCAATCCCTCAGTAACTACGTAACCAGTAGACCCAGCGGTTAGTGCGGATTCTAGTAAGCCCATAGTTTTTGAGGATGTTGCTTCTGTGTCAGCGTCAGAAAGCGAAACGTTCATGTTTGTTCCGCTAGCTGAAGACACGTAAACAACTGAGCCCTTTGGCATAGTTGAGCCAGTTGAGTTCTTTACAAGATGCTTAACTTGACCAGTAAAGTTGTCAATCCACTCAGCGTCATAGTCAGTTTCTGAAGTCTTAGCAAGTATCTGTCCCTCAAGACCTCCAACTGGAATACCATTTGCAGCTGCAGGTGCGTTCACCCATTGGGTGTTGTAATCGGTGCTGTCTATTTTTGCTAGAAGTTGATTGGCGGTTCCGCCTGCTATAACCCCTGCGCCGTCAGCACCGTCGGCTCCGTCGGCTCCTGGGTCACCCTGAATACCTTGGTCACCTTTAGAGGAAACAAGTTCCCAGCCATATCCTGGTGGGGAATATGATGAAAAGATTCCAGTTGGCGCATAGTAAGAAGAACCTTGAAACTCTACTACATCGCCAGCGTTATAATCTACTCCGTTTACCCAAGCACCAGTAAAGTTCCAAAGGGCATCTGCACCGTCTGCACCAGCTGGTCCAGTTTCACCTTGAACACCCTGCTCGCCCTGTATGCCCTGTTCTCCCTGAATACCCTGAATACCTTGTTCGCCTGTTTCACCTTGAATACCCTGAATACCCTGCGGGCCTTCTGGACCAACAATTTGACCAACGCTAACCCACTCAGACCCAGTCCAAGTGTAAAGGTCACCATCTGCATCAACAATGTATGCATCACCAATTACGTTACCCGTTGCTGGTAGTAAAGAAGTTGTGGCTACTGAACCTTTAATAGTGACACTTGTACCAGCTTCACCAGTCTCACCTTGAATACCCTGTTCTCCCTGTATACCTTGAGAACCAGTTTCTCCTTGTATACCCTGAATTCCCTGTATACCTTGAATACCTTGAGAACCAGTAGCACCAGTAGCACCAGTTGGACCGATTAAAGAAGTTGAAGATCCCCAAGCACCACCAGTCTTTGGACCGTAAATACTATCTGCTGTTGTGTCTATGTAGAAGTCACCATTGACACCAAGTCCAGAAGAAGGCGCACCTGAGCCATTTAAAATCGTATTGCCGTCTGCGCCGTCTGTACCACTTGAGGCATAGGCTAAAGAAGTCCAAGCGGTTGTACCGCCAAGACCAATTTTAAATTTGTTAGTGTCTGTTTCGAAACCAATTTCACCAGAAGCTAAAACTGGATTAACGCTAGTCCAGTTAGCAGCAGTATCTCTGCGAACTTGGATAACGGTTTGCGCTGGCATTATTTACTCCTTGACGTTAAATTTAATTCTATCACAGTTAAGCCGTTCCGCCTTCTATGACTGTACCATCAAAATCTCCAGTATCTCCTTTAGGTCCAACTAAACTAGCGAGCCATTCAGCTTCTGTTCCCGTAAAGCCATCAATTTGAGCAACTTGATAAGCGGAAAAACCGTTTGCCCCCTGAGCTCCAGTATCTCCAGTATCACCCTTAGCGCCAGTTGCGCCTGTTGCGCCCGTATCTCCTGTGTCACCTTTTAGACCTTGTTCACCTTGTATGCCTTGATCTCCAGTATCTCCCTTTGGTCCAGTATCTCCTTGTAGACCCTGCTCTCCCTGAATTCCTTGAATACCCTGGATGCCTTGGTCGCCAGTATCTCCCTTTAAGCCTTGCTCTCCTTGGATACCTTGCTCACCTTGTAAGCCCGTTTCTCCTTGGATGCCCTGCTCACCTTGGATACCCTGCTCGCCTTGGATTCCTTGCTCACCTTGTGGCCCTGGGTCTCCTTGAGGTCCTTGGTCTCCTGTGTCGCCTTTTGCGCCAGCAGGTCCCTCGATTCCTTGGGGTCCTTGAGGTCCCGCTGGACCTACGGCACCATCCCCACCTTCGGAGCCACCACCGCCACCGCCAATAGGTCTTTTATCGAGCTTTTTAATTTCTCGCTCGACCTTATCGCCCCACTCCTCCGATTCGGGTGGGAGGTTGGAGTCTGGGAATATAATCATTTTTCTATTCTATCAGGTAAAAGAAAACCCGTCCCGGATTTCTCGACAGGACGGGTCTTCACACACAACAAACAGCGAAGGAGAGAGACGCTGCTCTAATAGTCTAGCACATAGGGGATAATCCTAGTGTAGGTGACTGTGCTATTAAGTTTAATCTCCTCTATTGCCCTTATCTGGGTTTTCTTTCCAGGTCTAGGAGAGTGAATCATATTTCCATCACCAATGTATATTCCATTGTGATAAGACTTGTCTGAACCTGCGTAAGAAAATGAAACTATGTCACCCACCATTGGTTCAGTCACTAATTCCCCAGCATACTTTTGAGTAGTAGCGCTGTGGTAAAGGTCATAGCCAAGGTCAGAGTAAAACCACTTAACTAAACCAGAGCAATCCCAGCCCTTAGGACTAGAACCAGAAAATACATACCAAGTTTTACCTACATACGTATTTAGTTCTTCAATTCTGTTATTTATTTTTTCAGCCCTGACCCTAATGTCATTATTGATTTTTTGGGTTTTGATTTTATCTTCTTCGGCTTTTCTTAAATCTATTATTAATTGAATTATAGAATTGTAAGTTTCTTTTTGCTCGAAGGATTTTTTTATTTCAGATGAATTTGCAGCAGGTGCAATTAAAACTAGCATTAACGCTAGCGCGAGAATTATTGTAAGCTTTTTCATTGGACCACCTTTCGTTTCCTTAGTTCTGGTCTTTTTGTAATTATGCCCCTATTAAGTTATCTAATAATTATACCCTATTTTTAGAAAAAGAAAACCCCCTCCGAAGAGGGGGTAATCTTTATGCTATTGGGAGCTTATTAGCTACCTGCACCAGTTGAAGCGATAGTACCAGCTGGAACGAAGAATCCACCAGTTGCGGTGTGGCGGATTCTCATCTGCCAGTCATCGTTCTCGAAGGAACCGTAGTTCTCTGGAACCGCTCCGCCACCTGCGTAGGTGCCAGCTGCAGCCTTAACACGAAGCTCAGGAGTCTCGTATCCACGAAGGAATCCAAGAACAACGCTTGGGTTTAGGGTAGCTGATGGAGTTGGGATTAGGAACCAGTAGGCACCTGCACCAGAGTTGATCTTGGTCAACCAGTCGTTCACAACGATTGTAATCTGTGAACCGATTGGGTTTCCGGTGATTCTCTTTGTTGCGACTGAACCAGAAGTGGTTGTGGTCTCAACGCTTGTAACTGCAAGAATCCTGCGAGCAGTCATCTCAAGCGCACGTGGGATTACCAATGCGAACTGAGTAACTGGCTGGATTAGCTTGCCGTTGTACTGCTGTAGGTTAGCTGCCTCGATAGCCTTCTCTAGGTTCTCTAGAGTTAGCGCCAAGTTGGAAGCTAGAAGGTTGTTGTTAGCTGACTTGAAGTTGGTGGTGTTTAGACCGCCAGAAGCAACAAGCTGCTTGGTAACTTCTTCGTCTTCTTTTCCAGCAGCTTTTTGAGCTAGCTCGATAGGTAGACGCTCTAGAACAGAGATGTTGTTGTCGTTGACAACAGCTTCCCATGAGAAACGGATTCTCTGTCCAGCCTTCTTTACTGCGAAGTCAGTCTCAGTTACTGAGAAGAACCCTGCAGTTGGGTACTCGTCGTACTCGCCAACGGTAGGAAGTGAGCCGTCACGGAACTTGTCGCCCTGGTTGTCCATGCCCTCATCTTCGTAGCGAAGGTTTAGGTACTGCTGCTTGCGGAAGTCATCTACAAGGATGCGAGTTGCGAACTGGTCCCAAACCTTTGGAAGCGCTTGGTAGTTCTCAAATAGAATCTTGTTGATGGTTGGAGCAAGCTGAATAGGTAGGTCGCTAGTCGCGATACCCTCTTGTAGCTTGATTCTGTCATTGCGGTCTCCGCGTAGCGCACCTTCAAGAAGTTTCGCCGCCTCAACCTGACGTGGGGTAATGTTTTCAGTCATTTTACCTATCCTTAGTTCTGAGCTAGACGAACAACAACAGTTGCAGTCAAGACCTTGGTAACGTGTCCGATTAGCTTTGCGCTAGATGAGGACTCCTGGGCTTCAGGGATAATACCACTTGTCGAGTTAGCAACTCCGTAAGCCTTCTGGCCTACGTCGAATGTGTCTCCAGACTTGAATGGTACTTCAAACGCACCGTTTAGCTTTAGAGTGGCGTAAGTGTTGCCATCCTCACCAGTCACGGCATCGTTCTGTGCTACACCAACGATGTCTCCAACCTTTACAACATCACCAGAGTCAACTGATGTGTGTACAGGGAAAACAAGCTCATTGGCTTCTTTGTAAATCTCGTTAAGAGCCATTTACTTTTCCTTACTTTCTTGCGCCGACGATGCGGCTGGTGATTGAAGCAAACTCATCTGCTAGAGATGCGCTTTTTGCTTCTTGAACGGTTCCAACAACTTCCTCAGTTGCTACAACTACATCAGCAAGAAGTGCATCGGCGTAAGCCTTCTCTTCTGCGATAAGTTCGTCAACTGACTTTGCGTTGGTTTCGGACTTTAATGCCTCGGCTACGCGTGAAAGCGCAATCTTTGGCAGTCCTGATTCGTTGAACTTCTCTGCAACCTCTACTGGGTCGAGGGCATCAGCAACTTCTTCTTCTACTACTTCTTCAGTTGCTTCTGTCTCGGCAGGGGTAGCTGCCTCTACAAGAACCGAAACCGATTCCCGCAGTGGGCTGAGTGCCTCAACGAAGGTTTCTTTAAGGTCAGCAATTGCTGCCTCAAATTCTTCCTTGCTTATGGACATTCCATTTCCTTCCGTATCGGTTTCCACTACAAGTTCTGCAGCTTCACCTAATCGTTTGTAGCTTTCTAATAGAGCGACGAATTTGCCGCCAGCTCCGGCTACTGTGACCACATCAACACTTGTGAGGGGGTCCTCAACAAGCGATTCAATGATTGGTCCCTGCCTACCCTCAGCTTCGCCTTCTACAGCGTTGCCTAGAGCGTGGATTGATAACCCAACATCTTCCGCCATCTCCGAGATGATCGGGGCGTAGTGTGAGTAAAACTGAATGTCTGCGTAAAGACCGTTCTCTTGAAAAACAGCGTCACTAACAAGCTTTCCAGCTAGTTGGTGAACATCTCTTTCTGGACGGTCAGAGGTCTCAGATGCAGATGGGTGGTTCATAAAAACTTTTGTGCCAGCTTTAAAGACACGAGGACCGTATTCAGCTAGCATGCTTGCGCCATAGTAACCAGAGGAGCCCCAGCCAGATTCAATAACTTTGACTTTCCAGCGCTTGCCAGAAACTCCTGCCGAAGACAGTGCCAAGTTTTCTTTTAGCTCGATTGCCATATTACTCCAAATAGATAATTACCTAAAAGCAATTCTAGCACATAGGTAATTTAAAACTTTAGGAGTTGTTGTCTCGCAATTCATTATCGCCGTCTGCAAGTGCACCAACAGCACCAGAGTCACCTTGCGATGGAGTAATTCCATCAACTGGTGCATCGTTACTTGTGGTTGCAGCATACTCGGTGTTGTTTGGCAACATAACTCCACGAGGCGGAGCTGTCTGAACTGGCACAATGTCAAGAATGTCGAGGATGGCTGTGCGGTACTCATCAGCCTGCAAGATACCAGACTCCCAAGCCATAGCAAGCGCCTGAACCATTCTGTGAGTAGGTTCGGTCTCAATTGAAGGCCAAGTAATCTCAACATCGCTTGGTGCTCCCATGTAACGCAGGACACGCTTCATCAAAGAGGCCCAAGCTCTTTGGCGAACTTCCATAGCCTTTTGGGTTGGAGTATCTAGAGTCTGTGCGGTTCCGTAAGAACCAGAGGAACCTGGGTCTGCAAGAAGCGCTACAACCGAAACTTCCAAGCCAGAGGCAATCATTGAAGCAAGCGACTTACCGCTTTCGAAGTCATAACCAGCGCCAGCCTTAGGCATTGGGATTAGGTCTACATCAGCGCCCATAGCAGCGGTGGCACCAACTCGGTTAGCCTGACCGTCTGGAACGGCAATTTTTGCAGCAGCATTTGTGATACCGCTACGACCCTTAGATGAAAGCTTGTAGGCAAACTGAGCCAAAGCCTTAGTCATAATCGCACCGTTCTCTAGGAACTCACGGTAAAGTCTTGCCCAAGCAATTACGGATAGAGCGTCAGGAATTCCAAAGGTCCAACCAATCTGGCGGTTGAAGGAGTGGTAAAACATTGTGTAGGAAGTGTCTGCACTCTCGTTTACGCCAGCAGAGTTCTGAACGTTAGTTGCCCTACGGCGGTTAGTTGGGTAGCTGTCGGTGTAGTACCAACGGATAACTTCAACCTCGTTGATTCCGTTCTTACGCTTCCAAGTTCTGCGGAAAGCCCAGATAACTTCCTTGTTGTCTGGATCTGTCATAACGCCTGAAATTTCCTCAAGTGGGACACGCATGAACTGACTGTC